CTTGTAAAAGAAGGCATTCTTGGAGCTTTTTCTGTTGGTTTCCGAGTCAAGGATGCTGATTATCTAACGGAAACTGACGGATTAAAGATTAAGGATGCTGAGTTGTTTGAGGTGTCGGTTGTTTCCGTACCCTGTAATCAAGCAGCAACTTTTTCTCTGGCGAAGTCATTTGACTCTATTGAAGAGTACAATGAATTCAAGAAAACTTTCACCAATCGTGTAGATCTAGCCGGTCAGTCTCTGGCTAAGGATGAAAATTCATCGGTAGCTAGTGAAACACCGGACGAAGCGGAAATTTCCGCGAAAGAGGAGATCAAAATGTCGGAAGAAGTAAAAACTCCCGAAATCGACTTGGAAGCTTTTGCGAAGAAAGTAGCAGAGGAGACTGCTGCTAAGATCGCTATGAAGCAAGCTGAGTCAAAGGCTGCCGAAGAAAAGGCAGTTCAAGAAGCAGAAGAGAAGGCAGTTCAAGAAGCTGCTGAAAAAGCTGCTCAAGAAGAAGAAGTTAAGGCCGCTGTAAGCGTTGGTGTTGAGTCAGGTGCTGAGCGCCTGATGGCTGACATCGAAGCTAAGCTGTCTGAGAAAGATGCTAAGATCGACGAAGTAATTCTGTCGTATCAGAAGCAACTGGAAGAGAAGAGCGAAGAAATCACCAAAATGCGTGAGTCTAAGCGTGTATTCTCTGATCGTTCAGAAGGCGATTCAATCTCTAAGTGGGGCAAAGAGTTCATGCACGCTCACCTGCTGGGTGTAATGACTGGTAAAGGCATGGAAGACACTTCATACGGTCGCGGTATCCTTGAGAAAGCTGGTGTAACTTATTCATCTTCTGCTCCCAACATCGCCACTGAAGTATCTAGCCAAATTGAGAAGGAAATCATGCGTGAACTGCGACTGGCTCGTGCGTTCCGTGAGATCCAGATCAACTCACAGGCTCAAGTACTGCCTATCCAACAGGATACAGGTCTGGCTACATTCCAGACTGGTGCAGCTACTTCAGGTAACTTGCAGACTCGAGGCGGCGCTGCTCCTCAGCCTGCTCAGGTAGTCCTGAAGGCTTACCGATTGATTTCAACCACGTTGATGGATAACCACGTTGACGAGGAAATCCTGATCAATCTGATGCCTATGCTCGTAGAATCAGTTGCACGTTCACACGCTCGCGCTGTAGACGATGCTTTGCTGAACCACGACACTGCTGGCTCTGACGACTTTGACGGTCTGATTAAGCTTGCAGGTACTAATATCTTTGATACTTCTGTATCTGCCGCTGCTCTGGCTACTACTTCAGTAGACGCTGCTGACTTCCTGTCTGCTCGTAAGCTGATGGGTAAGTATGGCATGATGCCTGATGAGCTGGTATACGTTGTATCTCAGAAGCGTTACTATGACCTGATCGCTGATGCCGGCTTCGCCGATATCACTGATGTAGGTTCTGACGTTGCTACCAAGCTGACCGGTCAGGTAGGTGCGATTTTCGGTACGCCCGTAATCGTATCTGACAACTTCCCCGCGGAAGCTGACAATGCTTGTGTTGGCCTGGCAGTCAACGTTCGTAACTTTGCTATCCCACGTCTGCGTGGTGTAAATGTTGAGCAAGATTACGAAGTAATGAACCAGCGTAACGTTATCGTTGCTACTCAGTCTCTGGGCTTTAACCAGCTCGTAGCTGATACTTCAGCGGACGTTTCCGTAGTTCGACTCAACGCAGTAGCTTAATAGCTCTTGCAAACTGGGGAGGTTCGCCTCCCCAAGTTTTTACTAATTAGCTTATGACAGATTTAGTTACTCTTGTAGAATATAAAGCCGCCGAAGGGATTAATACTCCTAAGAACGACGAGCAGCTTAATTTTATCATTCCGTCAGTGAGCCAATTAGTAAAGACTTATTGTGGTAATACTTTTGTAGATTATTATTCAACAAATAAAGTAGATACAATTAATGTCGATTGGGATACCCACATTGTACAACTAACAGAGAGTCCCGTAAATACTATTGTATCTGTGGAAGAAAGAGATACTTACGAAGACTCTTATAATACTTTAACTACTGCTGCGCATGAATATTATTTTGATGCTGTTACAGATAGTGTTATTCGCACAACGGGTGGAAGTAGTTATAAAAATTGGAGACGTGGCCCAGGGGCAGTACGAGTAACTTATACAGCAGGCTACGCTAGTATTCCTACTGATTTACGCCTTGCTGTTATGGATTTGATTACTTACTACTTGAAAGATGAACATAAAGAGCGACGGTCTATTGCTGGCGCTAGTATTCAGAATCAAGCAAGTTCAAGTCAGCGTAATAATGTGGCATTTCCTGACCATATTAAACGCGTTCTTGATCTTTATAAAAACTTTTAATGGCAAAAAAAGATTTACAAGCCACAGTTAAAAGAATTCAAGAATTAATGGAGCAAACTTCAAATTCTTATAGAAAATTAGTCTCGGACAAGAAAGTACATAATATTTTAGTGAGTCAGCAAAGAATCATGACTCAAGTAAAGACAGAGATGGAAAAAAGAGGGGGCTATAAAAAAGGAAAGCTTCCTCAAAGTATTGTTGATATTATTGAAACTGAAGTTCCAAAGATGTGCTCTGGAATGTATCAAGATTTCAAAAACTTTAATACAGAGGCAAAAAGAACAGAGGTATCTGAATTAACAGGAAATGCAAAAAGATTCACTTTTACAATAGCTGCAAAACCAAGTTATGAAGTAAATGTATTTAATCAATTTCGAAAAGTAAAACAAGTGCATCAAAGAACTCTTTTAAGAAAGTTAAGAGCTCAAATTACAAAACTTAATAAGGGCGGGAAAAGGGTCAAAGAAATTGAACAAATAAACTCCAGCTTTCTTGATATTGGACATGAAGAGGGACACAGTATTTCAGAGCAAAGAGCTAGAGAGGTAAACAGAGCACTATTTGAGTGGTCTTCTGCTCAAAAAGACCCTCAAGTACGAAAGTTTATTCGAAACGTATCAGAACAGACAAATTTTGTAATAACTAAAAATCCAGGAGACTCTATTGATACTATATCAGTCGCTCTTGAAAGTAAGTTTCTCAATAGAAGAAAGGGTGGAAAAGAAGAAAAGAAGATACTACAAGATATAAATAAAGATTTACAAGTTATAGTGAACTCTTTTGGGGCAGATTTTTGGGCAGGACAAGAAGGATCAGATTCTAAAATATCAAAGGCACGAAAAAAAGTCTTAAGCCCTTTAGCAAAATCTGCCAAAAAAGATAAAAATATACGATCAAGTATTAAAGATCAAAAAATTAAAGACTCAAAAAGCTCAGGAAAAGGCAAGAAGAAAACAAATAAAGTATTAGCAGGAGCAGTATTTAAAGATACTACGCCTGTAAGTACTCCAAAATTTCAAAAAAATAATAGACAAAGTATGTTTTCTATTATGGCAATGATAAATCAAAAGTTACCACGAGTTTTGGAAAAGAATATGAACTATCCAAGACTTGAGAATAGAACAGGAAGATTTTTAAGAAGCGTAAGGCTTACAGATGTTGCACAAACTCGACAAGGTTTTGTTAGTTTTGGCTACACCTATCAAACAGACCCCTATGAAGTATTTGAAGTAGGAAGAGGAAAAGCGCCCTGGGCGACAAATGATAGAGATCCTCGAAAACTTATTGACGCATCTATTCGAGAAGTTGCAGCAGAAATGGCTTTAGGAAGATTTTATACTAGGAGAGTATAGTGGCGGAAAAAGCAGTACATAGACAGTATACAAGCCGCCGCGCTGCTATCACTAAAGCCTTGGCAGAGAAAATTGAAGGTATTGATGGTCGCGGTATCTATCATACTGCAGTTGCAGAAGTAAGTCCTAGACTTAAATTCTGGGACGAGGTAGAAGAGTTTCCTGCAGTGCACTTAAATGCAGGATCCGAAAGCAGGCAATATCAAGGCGGAGGATACAAAGATCGGTTTTTAAATATTACAATTCGATGCTATGTAAATCAGGAGGATGCAGTAGACGCTTTGGACGAGCTACTCGAAGATGTAGAAACAGTTTTAGAAGAAAACAGTAGATTTGTGTACTACGACAGAATGGGTCTGGAGCAGTACACTCAACAAATCACAGTCATTAGTATTGATACTGATGAGGGTGTGTTAGAGCCTTTAGGGGTTGGAGAAATTCTTATTGAGGTTCGATACTAGAGACGGCTGGCACGAACAAACGTTCACGTCCAAGCCTTTTCAAAGTTCATAGGAGATAAACTATGGCTCAACAATTATATTTTAGTAGAGACTCGAAACTCTATGTAGAATTCGATAGTCAAGTGTGGGAAGTTCCTGTACTGGATGGATTCAGTTTTTCGCAGTCTACTAACACCTCTGACATTACTCTTGCAGAAATGCAAGGATCAGATGGAATTAGCCGTCGAGGTCGACGACTTTTTACTGACTCTCTTGCTCCGGCAGAGTGGTCTTTTAGTACTTATGTACGTCCTTTTTACTCAGGTTCGGAACACCATGCAGTAGAAGAGGTCTTGTGGGCTGCTATGGCGGGTGCTGATAAGTTTGGAACTGTATCTTCTGCAGGGTCTATTGATACTGTTGCTTTAACTACAGATACTGCAACAGACCGTGAGCAAGGAACCTACGTTGTAGATGCTGACGATACTACTTATAGTGGTTCAGCAGGCACAGGCGCAACTTTTCAAATTTCTGTAAATTCTAGTGGCACCGCGGATGCTATACAAGTAGTTAGTGGGGGTACTGATTATACTGCTTCAGAAACTTTTACAGTTCCAGCTTCTCTTGTAGGTGGAGGCACGGGTACTCTTACCATAACAATTTCTACAGTTGACGCAGGAAGTAGCTATGCTTTTTATAGAAATTCAAATGTAGACGCAAACTCAGATTTCGGCGAATTTGTTTCAATGCCTACTGATACAAATAATAGTATTAACTTTGGACAGTCGAATCGCTCAGTACTTGCGAATTTTAACTTGTACTTTGTAATGGAAACAAGCACTTCCAACCCAATGGTATATAAGCTTGAAAATGCTGCAGTTAACGAAGCTTCTATTGATTTTGATGTAGACGGCATCGCAACAATTAATTGGTCTGGTTTTGCAAAAAATATTGTAGATAGACAGTCTGCTGGTGATGTAATTTCAAACACTACAGCTTTTGCTTCGCAAGCAGGAACAGCAGGACAAATTCACTTAAAAACAGATAGTGACATGCAGTTTTCTCTGTTTACTTCAACAGGTACTGGTACTGGCGTAACTGCAATTGACTCTGGAGTAGACTCAACGTCTAACTTTATTCGAAATCGACTCACTCAGTGTATTGTAAGTACTACTGACACTGCTGCCTTTGGTTCTGGAGATTATTATCTGACTCTTACCGGAGGTAATGTTACAGTTTCAAATAACATTACTTATCTTGTTCCAGAGGAGCTTGGCAATGTTAACATTCCAATTGAAGGTGTAACCGGTGGTCGAACAGTAACAGGCAACTTTACTTGCTACTTAACTCTTGATACTGCTGGTGTAGATAAAGGCTCTTCAGTAGATTTATTTAATGACATGACAGAATCCGGAGCAGGCTTAGATAAAGTTGTAAACGATTTCCAAGTTACTTTCCAGATTGGAGGAGCTACTGTAAATGTTCCTCGCTTGTATATTAATATGCCGAGAGTACATATTGATGTACCAGTTCACTCAGTTGAAGATGTTATCTCTGTTGAAACTGGATTCGGAGCTTATACAAACGACTTTGATAAAGCCGACGAGCTTGTACTTACCTACTATGGTGATACAGCTACTGCAAATCAAGAGAGCTATCCTTAATATAAAAATAATACTACTTACTAAACCCGCTTCGGCGGGTTTTTTCTTTCCAGGTGTTAAAAATAATTCTTGACATTTTTCCTGCCCTTCGATATAATATGTGGTATAAATCAATAAAAACCTTTAAGGACTAACTATGACAGACAACAAAAAGCCTATCTCTCTCGCGAGTCTCATGACTCCAAGTAAAACAGTAACAATTGATTTTCCCGGAAAACAGGGAATGCAAGTAGATCTTTGCTATTTAGCGCGTGAGGAGTTGTTAAAACTTCGTAAAAAATGTATTACTACAAAGTTTGATAAAAAAACCAGACAACCTCAAGAAGAGTTAGATGAAGAAAAGTTTTTAATAGAGTATTGTAAAGCAGTAATTAAAGGATGGAAAGGTTTTAAATTTCGATACCTAGAAGAGTTTCTTTTGGTGGATATTTCTGAACTTGATCCTAATAATGAACTGCCGTTTACACAAGAGAATGCAGAGCTTCTTATGAAAAATGGCACTGAATTTGATTCTTGGGTAACCGAAACAGTAGGTGATCTGGAAAATTTTACGAGCAACAAGTAGCCGAAATAAAAAAGCTACTTGAACGATACGTAAGAGAAAGCTCACAGATAGACGTAGAAAAATATCTACATATGTGTGAGCAGCTTGGACAAGAGCCTGATCCATCAAAAATGCCGCTCGATCTCGAGGATTTTCCTGCCGAGGTCCAAGTGGCATTTTTTGTATTCAGCTTTATGTCTGATAATTGGGAAGGAATGTCGGGAACTTATCTAGGAAAAAATTGGGATGAGTTTCCAAATATTATATCAACATTTGAATTAGAACACCCTAAAATTATTTTCTTTTTTACAAAAATGTATGAAAGAATTTTAATACAGTATAGATACGAAGAAGCAGAAAGAAAGCGTAAAGCAGACGAAAGAAAATCTAAATCTGCAGGAGGTGGAAAAACCTACACCCATAATGTGCGGGGCTAATGGCAAAAAATAAAGTATTTATTGACGTAGTTGTAGATGATAAAGGCACTACAAAACGTGTAGCCGTAAATGCAGAAAAGCTTGGAATTGCTTTAGAAAAGACGGGCAAGTCCGCTCGTACTGCTGATAGAAATCTAAAAGGAGCTGCTCAAGCTTCTGCAAATGGCACTAAAAACTTTTCTAAAATGGCTCAAGGCATATCTGGAGGGCTTGTTCCTGCATATGCTACTCTTGCCGCTCAAGTTTTTGCTGTTAGTGCGGCTTTTCAATTTCTGAGAAATGCTAGTGAAGTTAGAAATTTGATAGCAGGTCAAGAGGCTTTAGGAGCTGTTACTGGAGTTGCTTATAAAACTATTACAAATAGTATTAAGGAAGCTACAGATGGTCAAATAAGTTATGCAGAAGCGGCACGAGCAGCAGCTATTGGTACTGCCGCAGGACTGAATCCTAGCCAATTGGATGCTTTAGGTAACGCAGCAAAAAATGCTTCATTTGCTTTAGGCAGAGATTTAACAGATTCTTTTAATCGTTTAGTACGAGGTGTTACAAAAGCAGAACCAGAACTTTTAGACGAATTAGGTATTACACTTAGACTTGCCGATGCAACAGAAGAATATGCCAGAGCTTTAAATAAGCCGGTAAAAGAGCTTACACAACTAGAAAGAACCCAAGCAGTAGCTAATGATGTTTTAACTCAGGCAGAGAAAAAGTTTGGGGCTATTGAAAAAATAATGAATCCTACTGCCTCCTCTTTAAACAGGTTTTTAGTTAGTTTTGATAATTTAATTAATAGCATAAAAATTGGAGTTGCAGGAAGTTTAACTCCAATTTTTGATTTCTTATCTAAAAATACTCTGGCTCTTAGTGGAGCTTTGACTCTTTTTGCCCTTCCTATAATTAAAAGTATTTTACCTAGCTTTAAAGATTGGGGGGATGCTGCGGCTGAAAGCTTTGATATTCAAAAAGCTAAACTTGCAGACTTGGACAAATCTTATGATAAAATTAGAGGAACCATTAAAAATTTAGGGGCGGATCAAGATACAGTACTAAAAAATAATCAAAAAGCAAGTAAGCAAGTATTTAAAGATATAGGAATTGATACTAAAAAATTTGGAGCTACTGGTAAAAGCGGTGCAGACTTTTTAACTGGAGGAGCAACCTCTAAAACTGCTCAAGCAAATGCTGACAAAATTTTAAAGAATGCAGAAGCTCAGATTAAAAAACATACTGTAGTTATATCAGGCAAACTAAAGGGTGCAAATGCTCAACAAATAGCTGATTTAAGAAAATCCTATGTAGAAAGGGTGGCAGTTATAACTAAGTTTGAGAAGCAACACGCTTCTATGTATACAAAACTTAACCTTCATGTAAAAGGATACATTATTAAAACTAAAGCAGGTCTAGCTAGCCTGCAAAAATTTACTGCCAAGGCTTCTTCTAAAATTGCAGGTGCTTTAAGTGCTGCATTTTCTATAGCGGGTTGGATTAGTCTTTTGCTTCTTGCTGGACAAGCTATTAAATCTTTTTACGACTATTTAAATCCTGTGCCTGAAGAGGTTAAAAAATCTGAAGAAGCTTTAGATGCGTTTTCAGAAAGAAGTAAAACTTTAAATGAAGAATTAGAAAGATTCACGCAATTAGATGCAGCTAAAGGGCTGCTTAACTTAAAAGAAAGAGTTATTCAATCAGGAAATGCTTTTGCTAGCGCCGACTTAGCCACTCAATTTAGAGAATTAAATGCATTAGACAAAGATAGTGATAAGTTTGCAAAGGCTGCAGCAGGCTTTGAACAAACTTTAAGAATTCTTGGTCGATATGATACAACATTTGCAAATTTAGCAAAAGATTTAGACTTGAAAAATGTACCAGAGGAAGTAAGAGACCAGCTATTACAAATCTCTCAAGGATATATTACTACAGGGGCTTCAGCCAAAGCATTTGCACAAACTACAAAAGATGTATTTATAGAGCTGGATAAATTAACAGGTACTGGACTAACAGTCGACCCTACTACGAATCTTCGTACCTCTTTAGATAAATCAATTATAGAAGGTCGACAATCTTTAGAGGGTTTACAGAGAGAAGCAAAACGAATAGCTGAGTCAACTAATACAGAAGCTGATGCCTTACAAAAAGAAATAGATAGACTTACTAATATACGTTCTGATGACTTTTTCGAATTTGGAAGCGGCTTCTTGGGAGGAACCGGGTCTACACGAGCCGAAAATAAGAAAGCAAGACTGGCCCAACTCGAAATAGACAAAGCCAAAGCACTGGCGGACTTCGAAGCTAATAGAACTGCGCAAAATGAAGAGAATTTAAAAGCTATTGAAAAAGAAACACAGCAGCTGGCTTATCAGGAAGAGTTGCAAGCCGCGTTCTTAGCATTTTCGGAGGAGCTAGTAGCGCGTCAAAAAACGATAAATGAGTTTAAACAGCGAGAGGTACAATTACAAACTTTAGGCAGAAGTTTTGCAGAAAAAGCACAGAATATTGAGGCAAAAAGATTTGGTTTAGCTACAAAGCTATTAACAGCATCGCAAAATTTAACTACCGCCACCGCTAGAAGAAACGCTGCTCTTGCTGAAGGAAGTAACTCAACCCAAGAAGAAAAAGTAAATGCCGAAGCAGCGTATCAGCAAGCTTTATCGACATTAACAGTTACTCAGGCACAGGTAAGGCTGCAAGAAGAAGGACTCTCTTATGAAGAGCGAAAGCTCGCGGTAGAAAAACTTATAACCGCAGAAAAGACAAAACAACTAAATCAAGATACAAGAAGTACCCAAACTCGAACAGGATTAACTGTTGCAGGAGCATTCTCTACTAGAGCAGTACAGTCTGGAGAGCTAGAACAGCAATTAAGATTGCTAGATTTACAGGATAAAAGAAGGCAGCAAGCTCAACAGATTTTTGAATTAGAAACTAATCTTAGTACTGTAGTAGGGGTTGAGGAGAGAGCTAACGCCATAGCAGAAATAGACGTGCAAAAGGCTAAACTTGCAGGCATTGAGGCAGAGATATTTTTGCAGCAACGCCAAGCCGAATTAGCTGTAGTTTCTCTTCAGAGAAAAACTGACGAGTTAAGATTAACCAAACAAACTTTATCTTTAAATCCCGCACTTCAGCAAGCAAATGAATTTATACTTCAACAAAAGCTAAAAGGGATATCCCTTTCAGAGGAGCAAAAATCAAAAATATATGAAGAATACGAAGCACAATACGAGTTAAATATGGTTATAGAAGCTCGTTCAGGTCTTTACGATCAAATACGAGGCGGGTTTGAAAATGCATTTACTAGTATTATAGCAGGTACTAAGTCCGCAAAACAAGCCTTTAAAGAAATGGCAGTAAGTATTCTTAACTATATTGCACAAATGATTGCAAAGATGATAGCTTTTAGACTTATATCTAGCTTTTTACCTGGATTAGGTGTTCCTGTTTTAGGTGCTGGAGCCGGTGGTATTCCTACAAATATAGATACTATGTCCGGCTTTACAAATAGTGGTGCTAGTGGACAGGGCGTGGGGCTACTTTATGGTAGAACAGGAGGAATGTTTGAGCCCGTCCCTGGATATGCTACTGGAGGAATAGCAAGAGGTCGAAATGCTGGGTATCCTGCAATTCTTCACGGAACAGAAGCCGTAGTACCTCTTCCAAATGGAAATGCTATTCCTGTAGAGATGAGAGGAAATAATCAAAGTAATAATGTTGTAGTAAATGTAAACATTGATGGAAATGGAAATGCACAGCAAAATATTGCAGGAAGTGATTCGCAGCAAGGAAAAAATTTAGGAAATGTTATTGCAGCAGCGGTACAGAAAGAGTTACAAAATCAAAAACGTTCAGGGGGCATTCTTAGCCCTTATGGAGCCGCATAATGGCAAAACAATATAGTTTTACAATAAGCACAGCAGATTTACAAAGTATTTTTGGAGACACTGGAAGAACTCAAACCTACGAAGTTAAAGCAGATAGAGGATTAAATCGCCAAGTAAGCTACTCTCTTTTAACTGCAAAATTTGGAGATGGGTACGAACAGCGAGCTTTAGACGGCATAAATACAAAACAAGAAAATATATCTATTTCATTTAATAACAGGGACTACAAGGAAGCAAATTTAATTGCTGCTTTTTTTGATCTAAAACAGGGTCTAAACTTTGACTTAAAAGTAACAAACACTTTATTTGACCCTGAAAATAGCACATCTGACGGAACGCCTGAAACAATTCGTGTTACTTGTGAAGGGTATAATTTAGTTTATTTACAAGAAAGTGCTGTGTCTATTCAAGCTACCCTTAAACGAGTATATGAGCCTGCTACCTAATGACAGATCTAATCGATACAGTACAGGAACTAGAAATTGATGACGCTTATATTGAGTTATTTGATCTTAATCTCGTTTGGTATAATGGCTCAACAAGTGTAACTCAAACTATTCACCTAATAGACGGTCTGGAAGATGGCGAATATAATTTAGTGATGCCTTATTTTAATGGCAGCACAAATGTATGGGCAGAGTATTTGGCCTGTCCTATAGCATTAGAGGGAGTCTCTATTGATAGTTCGGGAGCGATGGCTCGACCAACTTTATCAATTGCCAATGTTGTATCTTTAGCTAGAAATATTTCCGACTATCCAATAGCTTCTTCTAATACTGCTGCCGATGGAGAGACTAATTTTTCTGGAGGAGGCGGATACGATTCTGAAGAGGATACCTTACTGAATAGTTTAGGAATAACGTCGAATGAGCAAATTTTAGGCTCCAAAGTAACTTACAGAAAAACATTAAGAAAAAATACTTATGTAAAACTTGAGTCAAATTCTAATGCTGTATATTATGCATATACAGATAGAGAAACTCAACAAAATGGTATTGCCACAACAGACCCTGTTCCCTCTCCTAAAGAATTCCCGGTAGGAAAGTATATTCTTGATAGAGTGGCGGCAGAAAATAATCTTTTAGTACAGTTTGAGTTATCAAGCCCTTTCGATGTAGAGGGTCTACAGATTCCCAATCGTTATGTTATAGGAAAATTTTGCTCATGGGAGTATAGGGGTGCTTTAAATGACGATAATACTGTAAAAGATACAACAAAGTCTGGGTGTACTTGGAGCGGAGGAGGATATACTGTAGACGGTGCAAGCACTACGGCAAGGGCTGCGGATGATGTATGTGCAAAAACAATTCAAGCGTGTAAATTAAGATTTCATGGAGG